AGCATTTTCAAGATCAACTGCCTCCATTTGCTTTTTAATAAGCGCATTTTGCGCTTTTGTATAAGCAATATTGGCTTGACCTTGCATCAATGCCATTGCCGCACCAGCCTTATCAAGTGCCTGACCAATAGACCAATTCTTCTGATACTGCGGAGCAGTTACCTGAATAGGTCCTGACGCTTGCGCTCCTTGACCAGCTGCCAAAACAGGCGACAAACCAGCAGATCGTAAGTCGGCAACTCTACGTTGAACGGCATTATCTTCTCTTTGCCATGCAGTTTTTTGCGTTTCTTTTTGATACGCAAGTACTTTTTTCTGCATTTCATAATTATCATCAGAAGCAGATTTACCGACAAAAGTATCAATCAAACCACCAACTATAGAACCACCAAGAAGCCCGACCGCTAGATCATCAATTCCAAACATTTACGACCTCCTAATGGTCAATGAAACCCGGTTCAGCAATTACAGGCAACGGCCGGAAAGCCTTAATCACATTTCCAAAGTTGCAAAGAAATGCAGGTTCATTTTGTACGGCGAGATACCGCTTTGTCGGAACACACTCGATAAAAGAACTATTCAGCAAAGGTACTTTTGAGAATTCTCTTCCTAAATGCCAATAGTTGAAAGTATCTCTGAAATCTCCCGTAATAAGATTTTGCTTTACTCTCATTTCATCATAACGACCCTGGAAACCAAAAACAGATCTTGCAGTTTGTTCAGACGTACCAGAAACATTGTAAATCTCCGCAGTCATAATAGCCTGTTCTGAAAGATTCGCAAACTCTGGAAAATAGAAATCATATCTTGTCTCACGCAACCATTGACGGTTAATCCCCTGCATATAAGCAGGTTTTGGCATAACCGACATCAGCCCCATAATAAGCCCATATTCTTTTACATGATATTTTCCCACATATCCCTGCTGAACATTGATACCGTGCCCCGCCATGTTACCCTGCGGGGAAGTAGCATCTGTTGAAGAAGTCTGGAGAACCTCGGAAACAATTACCGGATTTTTAGTACCTCCAATGTATTCCGGTCTTTGTAGTCGTTCATCACGCGGATAAACACCAAAATGAGCCTGTAGGAATTCAGTGTACCTTACACCTGCACGAGCGTTGCGTTCCATCCATTTCTGAATCTGAAAAGCTAAGCGCAAATCATTAACGTCAAAAGTAGGAACAGTACTCAAATCGATAGTATTTTGATTTAGAACATTTTCCGCTTTAGTGTTCCAAGCAGATAGTGAAGTACCATGATTTGCCCCAAATAACGCAGTTCCACCTGCAGTTAATTGAATGTCTGAATTAAGTTCCAGATTATCAGTGTTTACAATAAAACTTGTATGACCTTCTGATGAAAAATCAAAATCAGCATAAGCAGAACCACTTAAAGGAATAGCAGGCGAAGTGCCTCTTTGCTGGAAGGGCAAAGCACTGGTAAAATAGTCCTTTTCCCAGTTTCTTTTTGCTGGATGTCCAAACACAGGTACCTCATCTTGCAGATTTTGATCTCTGTAATATTCATTCCAGATTCTAGCATATGCATACCAAGGATAGATAATAGGCAAAACACCAAATTGCTCATGTGCATCTACACCGTTACCAAGAGGAAATCCGAAATAGTCCCAAAGAGTACCCTTAAGAAAAAGTTCCTTCAGATCGGAATTGAAACGAGGTAACTCATACGCATTATCACCGTCTGCGCCTCCAGTAATAAAATCTTCCCAGTTTTCATCCAGTATGCGATACGGAACAAAAAAGTAGTGAGTTACACAATCAATTCTATGAAGTATGGGAGCAAGTAACGGATTAAAACGCAAAACCACCTCATTACCTATTTGCCAATAATCCCCTGGTACAACTTCATCACATAACACTGGATAAAGTTTCCCTAAATCCCCCGTAAGCAATTTTGAGTACGAAAGATCAAACATCGAACGTCGAGGATTAACCTGCCCTGTCCTTTGAAATACCCTGTTCATTTCTTATCATCTCCTTTTTTTCCAAATATATCCCGAAGGAACCGAAACACATAGATCAAACCGAGGGTAATAACCCGCTTCTGCCACTCAGTCATCGTCAACTCCTTTCAGTCGTTATTTTGGACACCGTTGGTGTCAACTGGCCATATTAACATCAAGTAGAGTAATATGGCCAGTTATACTACCGCGCCGGCATCCGCCGGCTTGCTTGCATCGCCCGCATCCGCGGCCGATGCTTTACTCCTGGATTCTTCTTTGCTTGCCTTTTCAGCTTTTGTAGATGCCTCCGCTATTTTTCTCGCTTCGCTGATATTCGCTTCGGCCTGTAACAAAAGCTGGGAAGCATCAGCCATATCGAATCCGGGAGATCTCGTAGGATCAGTGAAGTCTTCGTCAACTTCACCTTCGAAGTCATAGCGGCCTTGGCGGGACGCCTGCAGATTCTTTCCAGACTGAATAAAAGATTCAATTTGCTGTTTCGCAGGAATGTATGAGCCTATCTCAACAACAAGTTCACCATCATTCATTTCAGGATCCGACGGCGGCAGATTCTGAAAATCATAAATCTTACGCATCTTCTTTTTTCTCCTTTTCATCATCTTTTGACCTCAGTACATCCAAACCATTGGCAACAAACAGAGGTGAGAACGAACCAAGTCCATCATCACCATTGACTGCCTTAATTGAGCCGTTTTCGTCATCAAACTCTGCAACACAATAAAGATCGTATTCGCCAATATAGTCAGCCTGGTTAATTACACCTCTAAATTGACGAAAAGCAACACCATCATTGACCGCAGTAAACACCGGGCCAAACTTCTCCGCAACTTGATCTTTGATACTGTACAATTTCATATTGTACCTCCTTAATCTTTGATATACTAAGTATACCACAAATATACTTACTTTGCACAATAAAGTAGGGTAAAATTATAGCCAATTTCA